CTTTTAATTCTCACGACGATGCAACGAAAATATACTTGTACCACAAAACAGGGCAGATGGGATTTCTTTGCCGACAACGATATTGACGCGGTACGCCTTGCCCTTTTCTATTGTTGGCGCGACGGCGAGGACTTCGTAAGCATCAAATCCCCGAACAATCATACCCTCCGCATCTGCCTTATCGACAATAATAACTCAATACAACCTTTAGCTCACCGACCGAATGGGAGGTAAACCCTTTAATTCCCGAAAATATGAACTCTTTTGAAATGCCTTACTCGTTCATCTTCACTGATGAAGAACTCTGCCGCCTGTGGAGCCACTACCGCCAAATCTCTCAGATTATCCGCTGTGTCGAGCAGCGCCACAGCCTCGCTATCACGGACAACGAGGTTCACGCCGGAGCGCACTTCCGCGCCCGCGCCCTTCTCTCCGAGGCTCAACGCCGCGAGTCGTTAAGTGGCAACGCCCTCATGCCGAGATTGGAGCTATAACCTCCAATCTATTACATAATCGAGGCTGGCTCCAAAGAGTCAGCCTCTAAATAATTTCTTTGCTGTAATGCTGTGTCAGTTTATTGTGATGTTGAAATATTTTGGAATTATCATATTCAGATAATTCCCTTTCATCTCAATAGAAGCTGCCTGTATGGCATCTCGTTCTTTATCTGCCACGATTGCGTCTACAAAACAAACAGTTCCCCACTCACCGCTCATTATTGCAATCAAAAGATGATTCAATCCTGCGTGCCCTTCGTATGGTGTGGAGTATAGAAATGCGCATACATTATTATTGTTCGCACCATTTATCATATATTGGAATGGTATCTGATTGAGAATGGTGTATGCACCATTTCCAGTAACAGCTATTTTTTCTGCATCGAGGTCATAAGCTATTGCCACCTGCGCAATTTTCAGTGAGTCTAACTTTATAGGGCACTTGTTATTAGTCAAGTCCTTTAAGTCCAGATTCTCCTTGACCGATACATTAGGGAGATTTGACAATGCAGAAAAAGCCTCTTTGAGGTCGATTGCCGATGCGCTTACCACCGAGACAAGGGTTATAGCGAGGATAAGAAATATTTTTTTCATTTGTTTCATTTGTTTTCTTTTCTAACAAATTAAGGTATCTCTATGTTCGTGAATGTCTTTTAGCGAACAATACTGCCATAATACCTTTGCATCATGGCACACCGCATCATTTACAAGCCTCAGGGCAGACTCCTTTCTTCGGCTGTCGGCGAACTCACTGTCGCCGTCGACGGCGATTTTGTCGATGTTACACTCACCGCCACCAGCGGCATCGTTATCCTCTCGGAGCGTTACTACCCCTACGGCGGTTATGTAACGCTCTATGATCTCGGCTCGCTTATCGAGGCCGAGATGCGCACGTCGGGACTATCGACCGCCGACTTTACCCTCCGTGTGTTCTCCGACACACAGAACAACAAGGCAGACTCCTGTGTGCTTCATATCCTTTACTGCGACCGCTTCACGGTCTGCACGGATATTCCGGCATTTCTCCGCGAAAATTTCCTTACCACGCTCTCCATGCGCCGTATCGCCCCCGGCTCCACGCTCTCCCTTTTCTTCTACGCAGAACAGGGGGAGAGCATAGCTTACACAGTCGCTCACTCTTTCCGCAAAACCGGCTCCGACGTTATCTTCCAACATACAATCATCGCAGACAGCGGCAAGACCGCCGCATCGTCAGGCGTGGTGCAAATCAACATCTCCCTATCCTCTGTCATAGCCGATGCAGCTTCTTTCGCCACCGCAAGGCTCGGCGACATTACGCTGCTATCGTTCACAGTCCGTTGCGGTCAGCGGTCAATCTCATGCTTCGTTGACTATTCGCTCGACGACCGCGAGACGTTCTACTTCCGCAACTGCTTCAACGTCTTTGACTTCGCCACTTTGCCCGTTCTCACTACGGCAAAGACAGACGTCGACCGCTCCCTCGCCGTCATAAACGGCAAGTCGCAGTTCTACAACCAGTCTACCGCCAAGACATACGAAGTCGAGGCAACCCGACTCACTTCCGATGAAGCCGGGTGGATAGACCAACTCTTTTCGTCATACGATGTATTCCGCATCGAGCCGGACGCAACAAATCCCGACGAGCCGCTTGTGCTTGCCCCGGTTCTCATTATCGACTGCACCTGTGAGATACACGACGGCGACGAGAAACTTAACACCGTCAAGTTCACATGGCGACATACCGACAACCGCCCCATAGTGCGCCTGTCTGCCTCGCCCGGCATATTCACATCACCCTACAACATAGTCTATTCGTAACCAATGGCTCGCTCGATACACATATCTACCGCCCGCACCATGCTCAACTCCGGCGACCCTGTCGATATTTCCGTATGGAAATCCGACGGCTCGATACTCGAACTCCGAAATTGTATCTCTCTGCAATACAATTTTTACGGAGGCTGGAGGAACGTAAAGATACTTTCCTCCGGCGAGTGTCGCAAGATTCGCGACTGCTGCATCTTCCGCGTCAATGATTTAGATGTATTCCTTTGAGGCTTCGCAAATTATTCGTAAATTTGCAATTATCAAACTCTTTTCATCTATGAAGAAGCTGGGTACAATACTGCTGATATTATACTACATACAAATCTTATACTCTTGCTCATCAAATTTCAATACTGAAAATTGGGAGGGCTCAGTATTCGTGTCATCAATTGATTATAATGGTAAAGATTTTGAGAATGACAGCGCAAGGATAGAACTTCTTTCCGATAGTATTTGTAAAGTTAAAAATCTTAGTTTTGTGAGTTCTGCGGATTCAATCAAATGGCCTGAGCAATTTATTGGGAAATGGTATTTATATAAGCTTGGAGATTGCAAATATCTAAATATCAGTTATCAGCATAAATCAACCTCGTTCAATATTATACCGAATGTTATGTTTGGGGATTGGTCGCCTCGTTGTGTTTCGTTACATTATTACATTGGCGACCCAGATGATATGATTTACCACGTACTAATTGAGGAAACTCTTAAACAGAAGAAATAAGCGTCTTTTCGCGCACCTCATACGGTCCATAACTTCGCTGAAAATCTCAGCAAGTTATGGACTTTTCTTTTTCCGACCTCAATTTTAACTCCGTCGAGACGCTTCCGGGCTTCGAGGCCCGCGCAGCGTTCACAGTCAACTCGGCTTCCGTTTTCAAAGAAGACGTTGACATGGTGCCTACTATCGTTGACGATACGCTCTCTTACGTTCCGTGGGGCGGCGACAATCAGATGCCGTTCGACTTGCTCGCGCTCGTCGAGAAAGACGAAACTCTGGCAACCTGCCAGTGCTTCAACGCCGAGGTCTGCTACGGTTCGGGGCTGCAATACTGCGCCACCGAAGCCTCCGCAAATGTCAAGTCGGCTGTCGAAGACTTCCTACTTGACAACGACCTCGCCGCATACTTCCTCGGCATCTGTCAGGATTTCAAGCACTTCGGCTTCGCCGTATCGGTGCTTATTCTCAACGAGGACGGCACAAAGATTGTGTGCCTTCGGAGAAAGGAAGCCTGCTACTGTCGCTTTACACCCGCCGACGCTCACGGTCGTATTCCCAAAATCCTTTACGCCAACTGGCGCAAACCAATATCCGCTCGCGCCGATATTGAGGAAATCGACCTGCTCGACCCGGCTTCTCCGTGGCGTGATCTGCAAGACAGACTCGCCAAAGGTTCGCGCTGCCGCAAGTTTGCCATCGTGTCGAGAATCCCGACCGTAGACAGCACATATTATCCCATTCCTTATTATGGCGCGTTGTTCCGCGGCAAGTGGTACAACATCAAGCAGCTTATCGGTATCGCAAAGGAAGCGAAGCTCAAAAACTCCGCTCCCATAAAGTACCACATCGAGGTCGGCGCAAAATACTGGGAGAGCATTTTCCGTGCCGAGGGCATCACCGACCGCCGAAAGCAACAGGCGCGTATCGTCGCCGAGAAACAGCAGATTCTCGACTTCCTCACAGGTGCCGAGAACAGCGGCAAAGCCTGGTTCTCGACTTTCTATGTTACACCCGACGGCAAGGAACAGCACGACGTTGTTATCAACAAGATTGACGATAGCAAGGAGGGCGGCGACTGGGAAACCGACATACAGGAGGCTATCAATATGATATGTTTTACTATGCGGGTGCATAGTAACCTTGTCGGTTCCGTGCCGGGCAAAGCTCAAAGCAACAACTCCGGCTCCGACAAGCGCGAGCTTTACACCATAGCCCAAGCCCTCCAAAAGCCGTATCACGACCTGCTCTTTACCGTGCATCGCATCATTATCCGATTCAACGGCTGGCAGGGCGTACACCCCGAAATTCCTTTTATCCAACTTACCACGCTCGACGAGCATACCGACGCAAAGCAAGTGAAACTCCCCAACGCAAACGACAATGGCAAAGCTGATAACGACTGATGCGCAGTTACGCTCACATCTTCCAAACATCATCGCCTCGGTCAAGGGCGAAACGCCCTTTATCGAAAGGCTCGCACTCTTTCTCGACCTCGCCGAAGATTGGGTCAGAACTACTTTCACTTCCGAAACCACCTTTAACACCATCTGCGGATATACCGACTCGAACCCGCTTAAAGTCCTTACTTCGCGGCTCGTTGTCGCCGACGCTCTGCGCCGGGCGATTCCCTCGCTTGACATCGTGCTTTCGCCGAATGGCTTTGCGGTGGTGAACACCTCAAACCTCGCTCCGGCATCGAAACCGCGTGTCGACAGGCTCATAGGCTCGATGTTGAGCCACCGCGACGATTGCATCGCCGCTCTCTTGCCCGGACTCGTCGGGGCATCGAAGTGGCTCACATCTTCACAGGCTGATTTCTTCGGCGCGACACTTTTCCCCGACCTACGCATAGTCGATGCAGTCGGTGGAGCCACCGGCTCCAAGTGGGACCGTTATCTCGAACTGCGCCCGCAGGTCATAGACCTTGAGGCATCGTTGGCCGAAGAATGGTTGTCGCCGGAACTGATGTCAGCACTCCGCTCCGAAACCCTGCGCGGAGATCTGCCCTTAAAGCGGCACGAGATTGTCAGGCAGGTAAAAGCGCAGGTCGTGGGCTACCTGCGGTCGGGGTCGTTCAACTCGCGGAGGCTCGCGGATATTGTGAACTTCATTCGGCTTAACGAGAGCGATTTCAAGGAGTGGCACGGGTCGAAGACAGCGGAATTGTTCGCGCCGCCGGTGTTCCGCAACCGCAAAGAAGCAAAGGGTTACTTCTTTTGAGGCATACAGCAGTCGGTGAAACGAAGTCGCAGGGGGCTTCTGTCGGTCATATCGCATCGGAGTTACGGCACGAGGCACTGATTTTCCTTTGCAAAGTTAGAATATGCGTCAGCAGGTCAAGGGCAAGACGAGTCCGCACAGAAAATCTTCCTCTTGCAGAGAGTATTTTCCGGCAGACCCTTGACTCTCTCCGCTTCCTATGCACATTCTTTGGTTTGCGCGTAAAATCAAAAGTGCCTCGGCACATAACTATAAATCAATTCGATATGATACAATCCGACAAACGCCCCGTTCAGAGCGACTTCGCCAATCTCACCGACTACTCGCTGCAACGCCCCCAGGGCACAAGAAAATTCTACGTTTTCGTTCACTTCACCGATGATTCGACGTGCCTGTGGTCTAACATCTTCACTTTCGACCGACGCACCGCCCATCTTCTCGTTATCGAGAAATTCAACGACTGCCTCGACTACATCGGCAGCATCAACGTTCACGAGTCGGAATATTGAACGACGCGCCTATCAGCCTCGCCGAGCAATCAGCGGGGCTTACACTATATTCCATCTAAATTGATGCGCTTTGACAACATTCTATATGTCTAAACGTTAGTATAATATGAAGCGTATCATTCCTTTCTTTTTATTTATACCGTTATTGTTCGGTTGCAAATCGCAAATTGCCCCGTTGACAAGAACGATTCAAGGTCGGGCTTTCGATTTACATACCGGATTAGGTCTAAATCATGCTTTTGTATCAAACGCAACCAGTGGCCGTACAGCAATAACGGATTCTGTCGGCAGGTTTTCCATCACTGCCAACATAGGGGATTCAATACGCTTCCAGTATGTAGGATTAAGGGATAGTGTTATTGTGTTAAGTCCAAATCTGCCCGATTATTGGAAAGTAGGATTAGACACTATTAACACGACTCTAATAGATACAGGAGTATATCGGACACGTCTGCGTTGACCTGTCTTTTCCCCATAGAGTGCTTTACCGTACTTTCGCAGTACGATAAAGCACTTTTTATATGCAGACAATCTCGATTAACTTCATCGTACCGCATGGCTGGTACGAGCTTTCGGATAAACAGCTTCGCTATGTTTATCAGCTTCTCGCCGATGATTTCGCCACCGACGACAAATCGTGCCAACGAGAGCAGAGCCAAGCTTGCTTGGACTATGCCGAGTGCAGCCGATTTTGCTGGGAAGAAATCAAGACCCTTTGCTTGCTCCAATGGAGCGGCACAAAGGTTATCGGTCGGCAAGACAGCGGGGCCTATCTCCTCAAAAAAGCAAAGATTCTTTTTGAGGTTACTCCCTTGACCCTCGCAGAGCTGCTGCCGCATCTCGACTGGCTCGCTTCTCTGCCGACGGTTCCCGTCAGGCTATCCAAAATCAACCGCCAGCACGCTCTCCCGGCTGACTTCTACGAAGTGCCGTTTGAGACCTTCATCATCTGCGACAATCTTTATCAAGGCTATCTTCAGACGCAGAATGATGACCTGCTCGACCAACTCGGAGCGACGCTCTACGGCAAGGCCATGACCTTCAAGCCATACGAGCGCATAAGCATCTTCTACTGGTTCGCCGCGCTCAAAGATACCTTCTCGCGCAAATTCTCGGATTTCTTTCAGCCAATCAGCGCCGCCACCGGCGGCAACCTGCTCGGCTCGTCCGCTCCATCGGTCGAGGACGCGATGAACGCTCAGATCCGTGCCCTCACCAAAGGCGATGTCACGAAAGAGAAAGAAGTCCTCGCCCTCGATACACACCGCGCCCTCACGGAGCTTAACGCACAGGCGCGTGAGTATAAGGAGCTGAACGCCAAAACGCAATCCAAATGACAGCGCAGCTAAACGGAAGATGGAACGCGGCCAGTTTCTTCGAGGAACTGACCGCAACCAACCGCCTCGCTCAGTCAGAAGGTTTTACCTTCTGCCGCGTCAGCGGTCTTGACGGCTTCGAGGAAGCGGTCAACGAGGCGCAGACCCAAACCGCCTTCGTCTGCGTCAGCGATATAGCGGACGGCTATACCGAGTTGAACAACACGCCACGCACCCGTCGCGTCAAAACGGTGTTTTTCGCTATGCGCCACGCCGCCGAAGATATGGCGGCTCGCGCCGAGTGCATGGAAATAATGCGAGAATTATTCCGGCAATTCATGTCGCGGCTTCTCCCCGAAAAGGTCAGGTTAGAGCAGAACTGCATCTACCTCGACCCCCGAATATCGTTCAACGAGATAGACCGATATTTTTTCAACGGAGCAGCCGGGGCTTATTTCCAGATATCCGTCGATGTGTTCACCGATTTAAGATACAACCCCGATGAATGGAACGGATAAAGTGCAGGTTGAAGCCCGACGTAAATACGTCCGCGCGTTCAACAGCACAATGGTTAAGATATGGCGCGAGCAAATCGCACTCCTTGGTGTCATAGACACTGGGGCGCTTTACCGCTCAACCGTCCGTGTGTCGTTGACTGCCGACGGCAAATTCATCGACATAACGCTCTCGCAAGCGTTCAACACCTACGGTTTATTCGTTGACTATGGCACAGGGCGCAATACTCCGAGAGGCAACCCCGGCGACATTGGCAGAGCCAATGGTCGTAAACGCAAGCGTTGGTTCTCTCGCAAATACTTCGCCTCCGTGATGAACATTCAGGAATTTTACGCCGACTCCCTCGGCCAGGAGTTCTGCCGCGCCATATCCAACGCACTCAATCCCGACATCATGCGCCGCGCCGTAACATTAATGCCTTAGTGTTGTTATTCATTATATACGCTACTCTTGTTGACTCTGGAATACCTTACGATGTAATCGAGGAAGACGGCTCGCTCCATTCGGGGCGAGCTTTTCTTGTCTTTTCGCGCGCCTGTGTATCGCCATAATTTTGCTGCAACCAATCAGCATCATTATGGCTATCGACGTTAAATCCATCTCTCAACTCATATCCGAGTTCCGAAAGTTACAGACCAAAGACTCCATTACCCCGGAGTCGCTGGGCTATATACTCCAACGCCTCGCAGACCTGCTCGCTACTGCCGGAACGTCGGAAACCGTCGCCAATATTCAGAAATTGCTCGACGGATTCAAAGCCGCTGGCCAGGCCATCACCGCACTTTCGCAGGGGCAGTCCGACCGCAATCACATATACGCAAACAAGACTACGGTAAATCTCGCAACCGGCGCTGTCGCTTCCTCTGCGGGCATATTCATTCAACAGGCTACCACCGAACGGGCCGGTGCCATGCGAGCGCAGCAGGTTACAGACCTTAACAACGCCCGGAGGGCTGTCGCTGAAATCGAAAAAATTCTGGAAACCGTTCAGGTCAAACTCGGCATGACCGACGGCAGCAAGGGTGTATATAACAACGCCCAGATACAGGTATCCGTCGATAGAGGCCGACTGCGCATTTACGGAGCCGCACAGCTTATCGCCGACGGATATGTGCCTTATCTTTTTCGGCTCACGCGCAAGCGCAACCAATGGAACGATAAGGTTGCGCTGCAAAGCGGTGTCGAGCGTAAGAAATACTGCGCAGTCCGCAAAGGGTGGAATCTTTACGGCTCGTGCCATTCGATTTATATTGCAACCGACAACACAATCGGGTTTTCCACCAATCCCCACTCACATCAAAGTCAGAAAGCCGCCTCGTATTCCACCGCCCCCGAAACCCTCGTAACACATCATACAAGGGCCGACGGTTCACAGACCTTTGGCTGGGGGCGCTCGTCGGTTGCGCTGCTTGACCGCAAGAGCAAGGTCAACAGACATCGCATGATCCGGCTGCGCTTCGCCGTCGGCTTCGCGAAGAAAATACTCCCCGGACGCTCGCTCGTTACCACCGCCAACCTCGTAAGCTCGCTTGCCGAGTTCTCACTGATATACAACCCGACCACCAAGACATGGCACTTCGGAAAATGATACCCCCATATAAAAAAGATAGCCCTCGCGGTAAAACCGCAAGGGGCTGCTATCTCTTAGACTCCGGGGATAGCCCTACAAGGGAGTGCTATCAATTATACTTCGACACAGATAGCCCGAATCGGGAGGTGCTATCTCGCATACGGACATAGGTATCACGGTTCTTTTAGCATGGTTTCACATCGTTGAGAGGTATCCGGGTCTTATTAGCTTGGTTTCACGTATCGAGTACACAAAATTACAAATAATTCTTCACATACACAACACTTTACAATGGAAATTCGCAAACATAAGCCGACTATACAGCTGCTTGCCGCCGTACTCCTGATTATCGTTGGCTGCGGTCTGCTCATAGCTGGCTTTATCGTGCCGCCACCCGGCGAAATCCATAATTCAGTCCTTATCGCCTTCGGCGAGATTCTGACTTTCGCGGGGGCGGTGTTCGGAATGAAATATCATTACCAGTACGGCGACAGCCGCCGAAGTGAATCACATAATATCAAAGACCATGACAACAACAATTAAGAAAGGTTGCAGGGGCGACCTTGTCGCAACCCTGCAACGCAAGCTCAACCTTATCCCGGACGGGATTTTCGGCGCGATCACCGACGAAGCGGTGCGCGACTTCCAAAAATCCCACGCCCTTACGGTCGACGGCATAGTCGGTCCGAAGACCTGGGCGGCTCTCGGTGTCGGCTCATTACCGAACACTCGCCGCATCGACAAGATAATCATTCACTGCTCGGCTACGCCGGAGGGGAAAGATTTTACTGTCGACCAGATACGCCAATGGCATCTCGACCGTGGCTTCTCCGATGTCGGATATCACTATGTGATTTATCGCGACGGCTCTATCCATAAAGGCAGATCCCTCGAAAAAGTCGGCGCACACACCACGGGGCAGAACGCTCACTCAATCGGCATCTGCCTGATAGGAGGCTGTGCCGCAGACGGTAAAACGCCGATGGACACTCGCACCGAAGCGCAGAGAGCCGCACTTATCACACTCGTAAGCGAGTTAAAAGCGAGCTATCCGTCGGCAACCGTCCACGGACACAACGAGTTCGCGAACAAGGCTTGCCCATCGTTCAACGTACAGAAAGAGCCGGAGCTATGCGGTCGTTAATCTTCATCTTCGCCCTTGCTATCCTTACAGGCTGCAAGAGCCAAAAGCAGGTTGTCAGCGACAAATCGCTCGACATCGACAGCGTCGCCCGGTCGGAGCATCACCGCACAATCGCCGTCATAGACAGTGCCATACGGAATATTGATTTTAGCTTCGATACCCTGAAAATCAATATCGAGCGACCCGTTCAGTACGCCGAGGCGCCGGAGGTCATTCGCCTTATGGCAACCAAAGGGCGCGTCATAGACCGGCGGAGTGTGCATAGAGATAGCGTTGAAGCCTTCAACCGGCTCGATACGGTAGCCTATCATCAATCAGCCGCCGCGACTTCA